TCGTTTCTTTGGTGGGCGGGTCTTACATGACCCCGTTGGTTGTGTGGACGATTGCCCACATTGCGCCGTCCGAATCGGCTGTCGCCCATGCTTTGGACAGGTGGTCTACAATGATTTTCTCGCCATTGCGGATTACGTGAAAGTGAGTGTCGCCCTTAGTTGGGTCGAAGTGAATGCGCTCTGCGTTAGCTGGAATTTCCTCTATGGCTTCTGGGTGAACCTCAGCCGCCTTGAACCACGCAAAAACCTTGCGGCTGCCAGTGCCGTTGTGGCACTTGGCGAAGTGCTTGTTGCCAAGCGACGGGTGACGGACGACAACGTCGAAAAGCACAGCTTGTGCGCAGTGCAGGGTCTTGTTGGGAACGTAAGACCAACAGCTTTTGTTTAGGTTTCGGTGAAATTGTGTGCGCTTCATTTTGTCCTCATGGGTTAGGGTTAGCTCGTAGTCAGAATATCAAAAGTGACGTCGACGTCAACTTTATACCTCTTATATGGAACTAAAAAACGCTGATAATTTAATGAATGAACATTCATGAAACGTCGCGTTAGGTGAACTGTCATTCAGGGAATGATTGCTGAATTGTGGTTCATGAAACGCCGCGTCATACACTGAACCAGGCTTCAGTTTATTTTGACCCTACCCCACCCCGCGCACCGGTTCCCCCTTTTATGTTAAATACCCTCCTCGTCACTCTCCTAAATTTCAGTTCCGACGCACTGCGCTAAAAGCTTTTTCTTGAGTCAACCCCTCGTGTCTTCTAGTATTAACTCGCGGTGTTGGGATGTAGTTCCTGCAAACTACCCCCAAACCGGGTCCGTACGATTCCACTTCCCGGCTCCCAGCATCGCGCCACCTTTTGGTGCCCTTTCGAGGGACAAGCACAGGAGTGCATAATGAGCAGAAAAATATACAACGCCGGAAAACTGCAAGTCCGGTACGACAAAGCCGCAGCCAAGGGCGCTGCCGGAAAACAAGACAGAGAAGAGCTTCTGGCGCAGGCCGACCGCGACATAGAGGACGAAGGTGCCTTTGTGGAAATTAACCGCGACGCCCGTGACCTTATCGATGTCAATATTTTGCCGAGCCTGCATTCTATGATGGAAAATATGTATTCTATTATCGATGCTGAAACTCGAAGACTGATGCGACAAACTGTGTCAGGTGGCGGAATGGACAAAGCCGATTCTCAGCACTTCGGCCAATTAACTCGAAGCATCTGCCAACTGGCGAATCTTGAGCACGGAATTCGAGAGCAAAATCAGCTTGAGCAAATGTCTGATGATGACCTTAAGCGCCTAGCCGACATCGCTTACAAGAAATTAGAGGGGAAATCTAAATGACAACGCCACATGCGACCCTTGCCTACAATCCCATACGCGACAACGACAAACTGCCCGTTTTGGTTCGCCTTGCAAGCTCTTCTGATGCTTCTCTGGTTTATAGCACTTGGCTGCGAAGCTACGCTGACCAAAACAAGGACCAACATCGAGGCATTCTGTATAAAAGCCACCGCAAAATTATAAGAAATCTTATGGAGAAGTCGGTTAC